CCAATATTGAACAATGTATCTTAACTGGCGGTAGGGCTAGTTCTTCGGCGATTTCGGAGTTTTTAATTGCTCCGGCTTGGTCAAGTGTTTTTCCTTTGACCCATTCCGTAATGAGGCTTGAACTCGCGATAGCCGATCCGCAGCCATACGTTTTAAATTTTGCATCTGTAATAATACCTGTATCATGATCAACCTTTATCTGTAGTTTCATTACGTCGCCGCAAGCAGGTGCGCCAACCATACCAGTACCAACACTAGGATCACTCTTGTCAAAAGATCCGACATTCCTGGGATTTTCATAGTGGTCTACAACCTTATCTGAGTATGCCATTATTGTGTACAAGTCCTTTCACGATAGACTTGTCCATCGGAATTTTGTATTTCTTTCCACTCAGTACAAACTGTTTGACGTTGTATGATTACTGACTGCGGTGGTTGTACTATTATAGGAGACTGTTGATTCTCTCTAGCAATTACTGCACCTGCGATTCCGCCAATGACCAACGGTGCTACCCAGTAACCAAAGCCTGGACCCGCATGACGATGGCCATGATGACGCCAGTGATGATTATGTTGAGCGAATGCTGTGGCACTGACCGTTAGTAACAGAACAGTTAAAAGTTTTTTCATATTATACCCCTTGTAAGTATATAACGTATTTACCCGGGGATTTGTTGACAGATTACTTGCCCGATGCTTCTTTACGTGCGTTTTTAGTTGCTGTTACATCGTTACGAGTTTCTTTGCACAACTTAGCCAAGTCTTGGCAAGCCTTGCGAACACGGGTGCCGGCAGCGCCAACTTCCTTGTCATAGAACTTTTCGAAGTCTGACTCCATTGCTTCTACGATTTTTGTGAACTCTTGATATTTGTTTGCTGACATAATTGTCTCCTTGTTGTTATATTAGTTATTACCAGTGACGAATTGTGTTTGCAATAATGAAGCAACACGTTATCACATGTATGATGACCCAGAAGGTCTTTAAAAACAACGCTATACGTGCTTCTCTTAAAGTAAGTATAGGTGTATCTGGACGGTCTTCGTCGGTTTGACCCATTAAATGACCTGTGGCTCTCGCCCAAACTTTCTCTAAACTGTTCATGTTAGATCAAGTTGCTTCTCCAACCAAGGCTTACAGTTGGCCCAAGTTGTAAAGATGTGTGCTACACCGCCAGCGTCTTCCCATTCTTTACAGTTACTGTGTCTATCGTCGATCAAGATGTCACCTGCATTTTTACAGTGGCGCCATTTGTCGTAACTGAATGGTCCAATAGTAACTGGTACTCCGGGGAAGTGATCATTGGCCCACATAACTTTGTCACTCACAGCCATAGGCATTGAGTAGTCGTGTGGTAATGCTGTTAGAAAGCGCAAATGATACTGTGGATTTTTTTCAATGTAGGCCTTACACATATCGACCATTTCGTGTGCGCCCTCCATCAAAGGCAAGTTACGATAGAATCGCATGTCGTCTTTGACTCGATCCCACTCTTCTTGCGGAATACGTTCGCCGTCTTTGTCCCAACGCTTCTTAAGAACTTGTTGTGCATGTGCATGCCAATCTGCAACGACATCGTCCATGTCTAAATAAATGTTCATTTGATGTATCTAATTAATCTGCAAATACAGTCGAAGATCCTGAAGTTATCGATCCAGCATCAGCCGAATCCCCAACTCGGGCAATAGGTTTACCATTGACAAACACAGTGCCTGATCCTGAATTAACAACAGCAGTATGAGTAACCGAACAACCCGTGCCAGTCAATCTGTGAACTACTGTAGGATCGCCTTGACGCTCAACACCTAATCCCTCAACAAACACATCACCCGATGGCCCTGTGAGTGTTGTAGTTCCGTCACATCCATGACCTGTAGAAATTGAATCACCGATTCTTGCTATTGCTGGCATAATATTATCCTGTTACAATACTGCCCGCTGATACAGGTTGTATACCAGTGGTTTGAAATGTATATTGATCTGCTACTTCTTTGGCTGTTTCGCCTTTGGTCATAACCAGTTGTTTGTTGATACCGTAGTTCTTATCCGGATCGGTAGTCATCATCAACGGTGCAAACGCAGGCCCCTTGGCAGTCATGGCCAACATCAAAGGTCTACCCACCACCAATTCTGACATGTCTTCACTGACATATTTTCCAATTATTTCTTCACCTGAGGTGATTTTAAGTGATATGATATCACCAACTGCAAATTTTGATTTTTCAAATAACATTAAATTTCTCCGTCTCCGTATCCTACTATATTATCACGGTCTAATAATTTTTTAAGATCATTAAATCCCCCAATGACATCGCCATTGATTACAATTTGTGGCAATGTTCTAGCAGCAGGTATGTGTTCCAACAACTCTTCTTTAGTCCAACCGTCGCCTATTTTACGCTCTTCAAAGGTAATATTTTTTTGTTGCAACAATGACTTGGCTTGATCACAATACGGGCAATGATATTTGCTCCAAACAACAACTTTCATTTAATTTCCTCTTTCAATTTCAACTAATGTTCGGGTGTCGCCTGCCAGTTGTTCAACAACTTGCTGTAGTGCAGATATATTGTCGTTGTCCATAATTGCAGTCATGTCGGCACCGTCGGGCAACAATGTGCTGATTTTAATTATTATAACTTCTTCATTTAGTTTTGCCATATTTTTCCTTATAATGCGGGTAATTCTTCGTAGTTTACACTGTCACTCATAATGCCAATAACATAGTTAGTGCTTTCGTTTTCTTGCAGTGCAGTTTGTTTCTTGCTGGTGTCCACGTGTTTATTGAACCACGGGATTGGTGTAGTCTTGGGCGCGGTGTTCCAGTATTTAATACCAACGTCTTTCAACGCTGCCACTGCTGTATAATCTACAAAGTCTTTCAGTATGTTGGCATTTAGACCAATCACCGGTCCTTTTTGGAATAGATAGTCTGCCCACGCTTTTTCTTCTTGTATAACGCCTTTGTACAATTCAATCACCTCTTGTTCGCACTCGCGAGCAGCCACTACAAATCGAGGATCTTCCTTAACCACTTGGTTGATCAAATAGGCAGTCCACCCTTTGTGTAGCAGTTCGTCTTGCAGAATCAGACTGATGATGTTGCCGTTGCCAATGAAGATCTTGTTCTCAACCATGGCCAAACTAGTAGCGAACGATACCATGAAGCGGAATGCCTCCAAAGCGTAACTGGCGTGTAGTGCCAACCAAACGGCTTTAACGTGTTCCTTCTCAGTGACTTCCATGCCAAGTTCTTTGCGGCAGTTGATAGCGTGTAACTTGTCATAGTAGTTGCCCACACTTGATGCCATGTCTACAATTTCTTTGGTATCATGGATGGTGTTAAACACATCCTTGGGCACATTATAAATGTTACGAATGATATGACTGTAACTCTTGCTGTGAATGTTAGTTTCAAAGAAACCCCAGTTGTACATCAGTGCTTCAACTTCGGGCAGACTACAAACAGGAGTGAATACCTGTGTTGGTCCACGACCTTGCAAACTATCAAGTGCTGTTTGACGTAACAAGTTGCTGGTAAAGATATGCTTGACAGCATCGCTGGCATCTTTAAAGTCATTTGCATCTTTACTAAGACTAATTTCTTCTGGTTGCCAGAAGAAGCCACGGGCTGTAGCATCGAAGTCTGCAATCTTTTTATATTTGACTTCTTCGAAGCGTTGGATAGTAACTGGCCCTGCTGGATCTAGAAACATCTTACGGCTTAGATAGTCTGTCTTTGTTGTTAAGTTGTATTGTTGTTTTGACATAGTTTTATAATTTGCATGATTCGCAATCTTCTTCGTCATCAAAGTTGATAGGCTCTAACATAGTAGGAGCATCTTCTGCAACAGCCTTGCTACCTGCCTTGTTGATTAGACTGTAGTAGAATGTTTTCAATCCCCATACGTGTGCCTGCATCAAGTTCTTGGCGATCAATGTAGTTGGCACTTTACGATCTGCCCAGTGTGCAGGATTGTAAAATGTGTTTGTTGAAATACTTTGGTCGACATAGGCGGCAAGAACTGCTGCGGTTTTTAGGTATCCAACGCAGTCCTTTTGTTCCCACATCATTTGATATTTGTTTTTCAGTTTGGCATATTCAGGAACAACCTGAGTGAATGACCCTGCTTTTGATTCCTTGGTACTGATCAAACTCATGGGCATTTCAATGCCATTGGTTGAGTTAATAACAACACTGGAACTTTCTACAGGGGCAATGGCCATCAATGTGGCATTACGCACACCGTACTGCTTCATATTACCACGTAGTGATTCCCAGTCTAGTTCCGGAGCGAAGTCTACTAATTCATTAACTCCCTTGGCACGTAGTTCCCAGGGGAATACGCCTTGACCGTATCTAGTTTTGTGACTTTCTGTACATGGGCCACGCTCTTTGGCCAACTCCACTGTGGCTTCTGTTAGATAATAGGCCTGATGTTCCATCCATGTCTTAACTTCTTGCAGTGCATCTTTGTCGCCATACTTTAGGCCACGCTTGGCATGCCAGTAGGCCAAATTGGTAATACCAATGCCCAACGGTTGTATCTCGTCATTACTCAATTTACTTTGTATTGACAAGAAGTCTTGATAGTCAAGAATGTTACACAGGCTACGCTGTAGAATCCTGCAGGCTCTACGCATATCCTCTGGGTTCCGGAACGATCCCCAGTTGATAGATCCCAGTGTACATAACGCTATGCGGCCACTGTCGTCGTCTAATCGTTTGAATGGACGTGTGGGTAATAGGATCTCACAGCACAAGTTACTCTGATATATCGTATGATATTCAGGATCAAAGGGTCCTTGACTCATTACATTGTCAATGAACACCAAATAGATTCGACCGGTGTCTGTGCGTTCTTTCAGTATACCACTCTTGAACACTTCTTCGGCGCTCATCGTTTTCTTACGGAGGCCTTTTTGTTTTTCATATTTTACATATAGTTCTTCAAACAATGCAGTGTCTTTGTAAAATGCTTCATACAAGTCTGGCACTTCATTGGGGTCAAAGAAAGTTATGTCTTCTTTGTTTTTAAATCGTCTCCAGAAGAAAGCACTAAGCACAACCCCATAATCCATATGACGGACTCGGGTTTCTTCTGTTCCTTGGTTGTTCTTAAGAACAATAAGATCATCAAACTGATGATGCCAAATAGGATAAAATACAGTAGCACTTGCATTACGAATACCTCCCTGCGAACATGATCGCAAATCACCGAACCATTTTTTCAGGAAAGGTATCATACCTGTGTGCATAATCTCACCACCTCTGATGGGACTACCCAACGGACGTAAGCGTCCTATCTCCAAACCAATGCCCGCTCGCTTGCTGGCATACTTGGCCATCATTTCCCCAGAGGCAAAAATAGAGTCCAGATCGTCATCGCTACGAATAAGAACACAGGAACTAAACTGTTTGGTAGGAGTACCAAGGCCAGCAAGTACAGGAGTAGCAAGAGTAAAAAGACCATCACTGGCGGCGTTGTAATACTCTTTGATATAACGCATACGTGCTGAGTTAGGTTCTTCTTTATGGAATACAGTTGCGGCTGCAACCATGTAACGAATTTGTGGAGTTTCATATGTCTGTTTAGTACTACGATTCTTAACCAAGTACTTCTCAATCAACTGCTCAATGGCAGCATAACTGTACTGTTCATCTTTTTCATGATCCAGCATGTCATTCATCTTGTTCCAGTCTTCTTCACTATACCACTCGAGCAGTTCGCTAGTATACAGTCCAGTGGCCACATTGGTCTTGACGATAGAATAAAGATCTGGCACTGTGTAACTGCCATAGATATCTTTGCGTAACATGCTAAGGCGTTGTTTGCCCGCTACATATTGATAGTTAGTATGCCCAACATCTGGATTAGATTCTACATCAATAAGATCCACAATGGCACGTAGTGTTATTTCATCTATTTCTCTAGTAGTGATACCGTCGTAGAAATGAGGTTGCGCTTTGATCTCAATCATGCTTTGACTGACATCGGCAATGTTTTTACATACTTTTGCTATCTGAGTTTGCCATTTTTCAATGGTCAATTGCTCACGTTGACCATTTCTCTTTATTACTGTTATGTTGTTCATTTGTTTTCTTGATAAGGAAAATATTTATACCCCTTGACATTATTAGTTTAATTAGTTGAGGTTAGAAAATATTGTTCAAAATCAAATGGTTATAAATTTATCAAAATTGATTTATGTACTATACTGTATATGTATATTTTAATACATTACTATAATTATTGCAATTGATCTGATTAAGAAAGTGCCGAATATGTATAGACAAATTTACCATTGTCGCCGACGGTGCTGTTGGTATAACTCACAACCACCGTGTCCACGCTGCCACTACCGTCAGAATCCACAATGGCTGCAAAAAACTGTAGATTGGAATCTGCGCCAACAGTGCCTGTGAATTCATATTCGTCTGTAATCTGCAATCCACCGTTGATCGAATCCACTGCAATGTTCAATGTGCCTTTGCGCATCATTGTTTGAGCAGCGCCATTGCTGATGCTTTGATACATATAGTTCACCGCATAGGCAGCACTGGAATAGTAGGGCAATCTGAACAACGGAAATGCAAGAGTTTTTTGTACGATGTCAAGACTTCTAGCAAAATTGTTTGCAAAGGCCACAGTGCCATTATGGGCAGTAAAATATCTACTGCCGAAATTGCCTTCAGACATAGTCTCTGTTCTATCTGACCAATCTTGCACTGTGGCATTGCCGCTGGATAAAAATGATATATGGGCTGTAACAGCATTGAGATTGGTAGATCCATCATTGCCAACAAATGTAAATCTATTGCTTTTTGATGTATTACTGTCCCCGTTGGTAATTAAAAAACCTTCACGATCGATATTGCTAAATTTGCTGTTGCTGATCATGCAAAGCCTTGGGCCTAACAATTGACCGGCACCAAACAGATTGCTGTTTTGTCCAAAACTTGTACCTCGATAACAAGTGTCAAATTCGCAGTGATCCCATATGCAGTAATTGATGTCGTAATCACTATAGATTCCATAACTAAACCCACTGACCTTGCATTGAGTAAAATACAAACGTTCGCAGGTAACAATGTCACTCACTGCCCTTAACGCAAATCCTACATTGTCAGTATTGCTGCCATCTAGACTAGACCACATTCCGCTAAATGCTATTTGATGAAACACACTGTCACGTACTGCGTCTAACTGCATCATAGTTTCTGTTGCTACGGTACTGTGTACACTGAATCCAACCATTGAAATATTCTTAGGTTGATTATTGTAGGTAGTACTGTTCAATGTGCTACGTAATGCCACTGTGGATGTGTCGTTAATAAAAATAAAAGCCGGTTGATTATGTGAATGTAAGAATATAGTTTTTCCAATGCCAGCGCCTTTGATATTACAGTTGCTGGGAATATACACTGGAGCAGATAAAATATACGTGCCAGCGGGCACATCCAGTGTAACACGGCTGTCTGCGGTGTTGATAGTTGCTGGGTTTAAAAACAATTGATCAATGGCACGTTGTATTGCAACAGTGTTGTCAGTGCTGCCGTCGCCCATTGCACCAAAACTCAACGCAGACACGTAGTCGTCTAGTCTTTGATTTATACTGCGTTCGACTGGAAAGTTGGGGTCGCTGCCTGTCTGTACACTGCTGCCCAAAAAGTTTTTGTACACATACTGTTCGACAAAGTCCAACAGATTGTCATGTTCAGTTAATATCTTGGTATTGCCCACATAGGGCGCACCTTCTGCCACTGCGCCGTTGCCCACAAACATCTCTTGTGTATCAACAGCCCATGCCATCTCGCCGCTGGCTAACTGTGGTAACCCTGAACCTTGATTTTTTTGTCCTCTACGGACCTGTATTCTTGAAATTTGAACAACAGCCATGAAAATATCCTCTTATGGGATATTTAGCCGTATTTTGCGTAGTATTCTTCTACTCGTTTGCACCAACGTTCTGTCCAGTAGTCAAAGTCTTTGGGTTCTAGGATAAACTCCTGATATACAGGTTCTCCCCAGACCATGGGCGCAATTTCAGGCGGTTTAACGCACATTAGAATAACGCCCTTGCGGATGTTTGTACCGTGTACTTCGTTGTGTGCTAGAGCGTATGCAGTGAGTTGAATAAAGTAATCGTCAATATATTCTAGTTTCTTGGGCTTGTTAGTCTGTTTGTAATCTAGAATGCTCTGATCGCCGTTGTGTACGCCCACACAGTCAGTAGTACCCGCATATAGTTCAGGAAAGAACAAAGGTACTTCATTGCCCCATACTTCGCTAACAGGCCCAAATCCCTGCTTGATAATACAGTCAGCCATTTTGTGACTCTGTTGACTAAACGGGTTAGAACCGGGAGTAGACAAAAATCCTTGCGTGACATAGTCTTCAAGGTACTTGTGCATCCTAGTACCACGGCTGGCTGCTTCGGTGGTAATCTGTCGAGCCTTTTCTTCTCCAACTGCCTTGCGCCAATTGGCCAGTGCTTCACGTGCTTCTGCGGGTTTGGTCTTGTCTAGGATTGTGGTAACACTGGGCACTTTGTTACCGTCCGGAGTTGCATATAGACGTTTGCCTGTGCTGTCGTCTCTGGATAATGCAGTGTAGTTGTATTTTTCTATTAATAATGACATAACCTATATTTTACTATGTCACATTAGTTATGTCAACCTTGTCGGCGAGATGTAGCAGACTTGGCCATTTGTGCTACTTTGCTCTGGCCGCCACTTTGACCAGTGTCAGTTGAATCTTTTTTGGTTTTTATTTGCACTGTATTGTCATCGTATCTTTTGATATACTGTTTCAATACTTCACCTTGCGGAGAGTCCCACAGTCTTTTCAATCCGTCTAATGTCAATCCGGTGAAATCTGTGAAGGTGTTTTCTGCCCAATTATACACAGCCGATTGATCTGCAGCATCGGCCTGTTTCTGAATGGCTTCCAAAGAACCAATGATATCTAAAATATCATTGGTTTCTTCTTTCATTACTTTTTTTTTGAGCCTAACATCAATCCCAGTCTACGGCTAAGATCAATGCTTTCACGTTGTTCTCTACCTGCTGGTGATTCTTCTGATGAGCCGCCAATTGCTGGAGGTTCTTCAATGCCTGGTTCCATTTCAGGAGTTTCGGGAGGAGTCATCCCCATGCCTTGAGCATCTTCTTGTCCGGTCAAAATTCCAACAGCACCAGATAATGCTTGACGATTTTTTTCTAATGTAGTGTAAATCTCAGCCAATGCTGGTTTCACAATGGCTGCATATTTTTCACTGATCTCTGAGCCCATTTCATCTCTTATAGAGTCTAGTAATTCTAACATGTTTTCTGCTTGCATTGAAGCAGTGTCTTCTAACCAGCCTGTTAATTTGTCAACCATATCTTTACTGGCCATTATCAACTCTGCACGTTCTTCTTCGCCTTCTGTTAAAATGCGTTGTGCCTCTTTGTTGCCTGACATTTCTGCCATTAGTCTTGCCACTACGTATTGGGCTTGATCTTCATTCAATTCATTACGGATAACCAATTCATCGATTAAATCTCTAGCAGTGTCTTGCTGTTGACTCAAACGCCACACAGCAACTTTCAACCATTCATCGCTGACATTTTCCATAGCAGTGAATCGCTTGGCCATCTTGTCTGGATCTTTGTGCAATTTTTTACTTTCCATTTGTACGGCTTCTCCTAGTTCGTTACGTTCTTGAATAGCACGATTTATAACATCTAACAAACTGCGAGTCTTGTGATACGCATTAGACTCCAGCATGGAATCATAACTTTCGTTTGTTTCGATAGTGTTAATAGAAGTTCGTAGTCGATTGCGAGCATCTTCTAGTTGTTCTAAAGTAAAAGTTTCTAAATTGACCTTATAGCCAAACGTTTTAGCCATGTTTTCATTCAAAACTTTGCTGTTTAATGATTTTCCGAATTCTTTGACCTGCATGTTCTATCCTACCCAATATGATATATTTATTAAAATGATGTTCTATACATCTGTTGTATTTGTTCTTTTATGTCAGATATTTTTGCATAACATTCTTGCAATCTAAACAAATAGTTATCTTTTTTCACTGTGTCGTTGGTTTTTTTCATCTGATATCTAAAATGTGTGATATCGTTGTGTAACTTAGCGTAGAGTTGATCCATACTCAAAATCAATTTGAACTCTCGCATTTTGCTTTTTTCATAATTTTTTGCAGCCATCAACGCAGATATTCTTAGATAAAATCTATCGACCAAGTCTAAGCCATTGAAGTTAGCATACAGATTCCAATATTCTTGACTGTCTTGTTTGATCACATAGTCATTGTAAGTGATGACATTGTTCACAATCTTAATAGGCAGTTCTTTCAGTAACTGCTGCTCTATCATATTGTGATGTTTTTTAGATATTTTCATCTTAGGCCTGCAATACTCAACATTGCTATCAATTCTGGGCTTTCTTTAACTGCTGCAGGATTTTGTTTCTGGAAGGCTGCAAACTTCTTAGGATCAACACCTTTGCGGTCTGCACTAGCATCTACGCTGTTGATAGAATCTGCTTCTGGACCTTGTGCTGTTAATGTCTTAACACCAATTGGATTTTGTTGAACCCTAGCAGTAGTATTCCCTATGTTTGCTGTCATGTCTGATGACCCATCTTTGTTCTGTCTCATACTCAACGGACCTTGATTGTAACTCATATCGCCGTTGGCATGTTGTGTTACACCGTTGAATGAAATGTCTTCACCCTTTAAGCCAGATAGTTCTTTAATACGATCAAGTTCTTCCATTGGGGCAGTAGCAGGTATCTTCATATTGTTTCCGGCTGTCTTACGATTGGCCATGGCTTGATCTAACTGAGGCATCTGTGCCTGCATCTGTTTAATCTGCGCTTGCATTGCTGGTAGTTGCGCCTTGCCGTCGGCAATGGCGTCATCAACACTCTTTTGTTCTTCTGGGGTGTATGTTGACCACTGTGCTGTATCTGCTTTGGCTTTTTCTAATAGGCCAATCCATTCTGTAAACATCTCAAGCAACTGCGGCATGAAGTTGGCAAACTCTTTCGCAGTCTTGACCATTGTGGCATCCATGTCAATGGATCCGTCTGGTTCAGTGACTAGCATATTCATTAGTCCGGCACTGTCTTCTGGCGACAATCCTGATTTGGCTGCTGATTTCTGTAGCCAGGCTTTGTATGATTCTGCGCTGTCAATAGGAGGATCACCATCGTCTTCTTCGGTACCCATGGCTTCTGCGCTGACTACCTGTGTTCCAGGCTTTAATGCATCGCCGGCAGCATCTGGTTTCATCTGCACAGTTCCGGGCTTGGCACCTGGCAACAGTGCATCTTTGGTTGTTTCTATTTCAGTGCCAGTAGGTGTTTTGATTTTGATTTTACCGCTGGCATCAGGTGCGGCTGACACAGTGCCTAACGGATCACCTGTGGCTTCGCCTACTTTGTTGGGCAAGCCTTTATGTTTGGTCTTGGCAAAATCTTTAGCGTCGGACTTGCTCATGCCGGCTGCTGTTTTGGCCACTGCTGGGCTGGCTGGCTCTTCGCCTTTCTTGGCTGCATATACCATGCCCATAAACTTTTGTTGTTGTTGGCTCACTGATTTCTCTGTGATTACTTGATTGATTTTCATTTCATGTTCTCCACAGAGAGTATTTCACTCTGCACGTTGTACTTATGTTCTCTAAGACGATCTATCCAACCATTTGCACGTAGCACTTTAAAGGCTAGATTTTCCACACTGAACTCACCTTCACGGTCTAGTCCAGTTTGGCGTAATTTTTTAATACTGGTTTGCACTGACTCTATATAGTCTAGGTCGTCAGTGTTCAATGCTGATGAGATTTTGCCTAGATAGTTATTGACCTTGCGGCGCACATCCTGATCACTAATTCTCACTTTGACCACCTTGGGCTCACTGATCCATCGACTGTTTTTAATGCTGTAAATTCCAGCACTGTGATGCGTGTCACGACTGTCTTGTACATAGAGTTCAACATCTATGCCTTTCACAGTGAAATTGTGTAGATAGTTGTATTGATTTTTCTTAGCATCAAACAGTTGTTTGTACAGTTTGGCTTGCGCTTGGGGAATGTCTGCAATGATGTGCAGATCAAGATCACTGTTGGGTGTATAGGTATAGGCTGCGTTGCTGCCCGATATGGTGATGTCTACAATTTTAAAATCTATGCCAATAAAGGTCACAAAGTCTTTGGCAATTTTCAGTAATGCTAACCTAATTAAAGGCTTGAGTTGTTGATTGTTCCACAACAGTGGATTTAACGTGTTGTGAAATACAATGGCTTGATCTACTATGCCTTCTTGAAACTCTTCTAATATCATTGTTTATCATTTTAAAATGCGTAACACAGTGTCGGCATGAGCAGTCATCCAACTCAACACCACTGCGCCGCCAGCGATAGTGTAAATCCATCGTTGTTTAAAACTTTCTAATTCTGTAATTTTTTTGGCCAATTGGCTGTGTTGTTCACAACTTGCCCCGTACATGTCATCTAGTTTGGCCATGACACTGTCACGAGTTTTATCCAAACAGTCGTGCATATCCTTGACATCAACCTTGATCTCGTCTAATTTTTCGTCTAGGTTTGCTACCTTGGTTTCTACTACACCAAGTCGTTCTACTGTAGTGGCCATCGTGGCTGATTCCTTTTATGTTAAGTCAAGTTCCCGGCGGGACATGTGCCTAAGTGTTCCGAATGCCTAATGTGCCTGTAATGAGTTATTTATCGCTATAACTGAAAATGATATTAGCGTCTGGGCCGCTAGTCATAAACATAGGGCGTTTCAACACAGTGGTTTCATCCAAGTTAGGTATGATGGGTACTAGATCGAAATCGTGTCGGAGCCAATGTATAGGATCACCACTCTTTTCAAACAGATAGTCAATTTCCATTTGCCACTCAAACTGCCACATCTTTACTGTTTTGTTTACAGCAAAACCCTGACTCTTGCCCGTGGCTTCTATCACTGTGGGTTTCACTGTGTAATAGACATTGCCCCTTATGCCCAAAGTCTGCAACACAGTGTTAAAATTCTGTTGTTGATCAAACTGCTGTTGACGTCCCGATTCTTGTCTATACTGTCCGGTGGCAGTGATATCTATCAATGTGATCAACTTGTATTCCATGGCAAGTATTTAACAGCCGTAAAAAAGCCCCGGAATAAATCCGAGGCCTCTTCCCATCCCTTTGGAAAGTTTGATTAGGTTAGCACTAATCCTGTTTCAACGCATGTAGAACCTGTAACGGTAAGGTTACCATCTTTACCTGCTGTAGTGCCGGGGTTGCCCAAGGCTTGTAGAACACCTGAAGAGTTGTAACTGGTCTTAGCAATGACATGAATGTCATCTTCGATAGCGGCTGGTAATGTTACTGCGGAACCACCTGCTAGACGTGGAACCCATGTTGCACCGTCGGCCTCTCCTGAACCACCTACATCCAATGCTACGAAGATGAAACCATCTGTGGCTGCACTGTCACCGACACGCATGTGCTCAATTGTTCCGTAGTTCTGTAGAATTTGAACTACTTGTTGAACTAGACCTGGTGTATTGTCATCATCACCACCTG